GTTCACTAAATATCCTCATCTAACTCAAATTTCCAAGTTACATCGTATGCATCTGCATCTTCAGAAATTTGCTGTGGCGTCAAAATATGATTGGCCTTTGCCATATCAAAATTATGACGTGCTTGAAGTTCATCCAGAGAAGGAAAATGGTCAAAAATTTCTTCTGCTGAAATCCCTATCTTTCTTATTAATCTATCCAAATCCCGTTTATTCATCAACTGGACATCATCAGAAAGGTATATCTCAAGCGGAGTTCTACTATCGTAAGCTGAAAAAGTATTATAAAGATCAACACAAACATTATAAGCAGGTATATTAGTTCCTTGAGTATCCCAAGCCATGCCCACTATTTTTAATATCGCTTCAAATGGCATTTGAGACACATGAATCATTGCTTTAATCATCTGCTCGTCTATCTCTTTATATGGTAAATAATTCACTTTAATGTGTTTATATGGATTTTTAATTATATGACGCTTCAAGAATTTTGGACCAGGCACACTAAGTCTACCAGTGCTATCGGGTACAGATAGCAAATTTCTATAGGTATGACCATCTCGAAGTTCCATTCCACAGTAATCTTTCAAAAAATCTCTCCAGGTTTCATGATTCATAATATCGGATAACATATAAGGAGCACACCAAATATGGTCGTCACCGTAAACAATAATCACTATTATCATCAACGCCATAAATTCATCAATTAATCTAGATCTAGTAGGATGACGTTGCTTCAAATACTGACAGAAGCAATAAAACAAAAATGCCATAACCCAACTGTCACCATGAGAAGTTTCCTTTCCGCCAGAATACATCTGGCCCCTCATATAACGCCAAAACCCACCTACGTGACAAACCAATTTGGAGCTAATATTCGCAACCCAATAAATCATTAATTTTTTCACAAACTTACGTTCTTTTTCTGTCATTTTATCCCATCGATAATACGGATAAGCATTCATTGCATATAACCATAACTGCCAATCTTTAATATGCTTGTCTAACCCAGTTATATCTCCATCAACCCAAATCATATCAGGCATTTCACCATTTAAAAACTTATACAATAATTCAGCCCCGCCATACCAAAACCTCATGCCTATACGAATTACGTTATTTCTCTCAAACAACATACGCTTATTGTTTAAGAGGATACCTATCAAGGAGTGCTCTAAACATGGAATAAAAAACTCTCTAATCTTCATTGTCATTTGCTTCAATTCAGAAATAGATTTAAATTGACCTATTTTCCATTCATGTTTACCTTTGACTATAGCAGTAATGACAAATAAATTGTCATCATCCTCGTTCATTATTCTAACCATTATATCATGAGCTTTCCGAACAGCTGCTTCTATACCATAAATCTTATCTCCAGAAGAAACCACTCTTACTTTCTCTCCTTTAAACATCCCATAACGGGTAGAACCTGCAGTAGCTCCTAAAGAAGTAAATTTCTTTACCTGAGTCATTAACTCTTTAGGATTATAATGAAAATCCAGCATCCCATGATTTTTTGCCGTTTCCATCTGAAAATTCATCCAGCGCATCGCTCCTGCAGTATATCCCCACATTGCTTCTTCACTCGCACCACGATAAATAGAATTTACGTTAAAATCTGCATACAACGCTATTTGCTTAGCTGGAGGCATATAGCTAGTCGTATAAATTATCCGAGAATATTCATCTCCTTTATGATCTTTAACTTTATCGTAAATAGTCTTTACCCAAGAAAACTTATTATATATCATTTCTTGCAATGTTGGTATATAAACGCATCCATCTACCTTTTCTGCTACTCGTATCTCTCTAATACCCAATTTATTCCAATATCGTGCTTCTACGCCTTCTAACATTTTCCTCCATTTTGGATGTGGCAAAACAATCATCTCTTTCAAATTATTACTAACCTGAAAAGGAGGAGTAATAGCTATCTGGCTAGTTGGTGTATTATACTCTCTTAAGTAATCCATATAAGCATCCCAATCAAATGGTTTCTCTACGACTCTTTTATTATTCAAATAGTACTTGGCTACTAACGTAGCTTTAACTGTCGCATAAAGCTCTCTAACTGTCCTATAGTGAGGAGACCGCCGATTCTCACGAATAGCGGGTATACCCAATGCTGGAAACGATACCTCAAGATCACAATCACAATGATCATGGTTATCGCAACCACCGGGGATCCATCGAAACTCGTGCCTTTTACTCATTTTCTTAAATGCACGCCTCGAAAAAATAAACTTTAATATCTGATACCTCGTCCCTGGATAGAAAAAAATTAAATCAAGATCACCTATACTTCGTCCCGAATTCAGTTTACCATTGATTTGGGTACGAAATTAGAAACCCAAATTCG